TAATATCTTCTCAGCGGCTCAACGGATTACACTGGCGCAGACTCAGCTTGAACTGGCACAGAGCGCGCCACAGATGCACAACATGTATGAAGCCTATTATCGGGTGTATCAGGCTCTAAATGTGCGCGATATTGATGGAATTCTTAAAATCCAGACCAACCAGATGCCCAAAGACCCTGCAAGCGAGAACATTGAAGTGGCAGATGGCAAAGAACTTCAGGCTTTTGCCGGTCAGCAACACGACGCGCATATTTCTTCTCATTTAATGATGGGACTATCACCACTTATTCAAGCGAATCCGCTGGGTGCTTCTGAGCTACAGAAGCATATTATGCAGCATATACGCCTAAAAGCTGAAGAAGACACTGAAGCTACCTTGTTTGAGCAGTACGGAAGTGACCCCGACGCTATGATTTCTGATCTGCAGCGGGAAGCCATGATAGCTATCAAAGTGGCCGAATACATGATAGAGATGAAAAGTACGCAAACAGAGCTTTCAGGCGAAGGCACTGGGGAAGACCCTGTAATAGCGCTTAAAGCGCAAGAGTTACAGCAACGTGCGGCGAACGATCAAGCAGAGATTGCTCTAAAAGAGCAGGGTATCCAAGTTGATCAAGCAAGAATCGCGCAAAACGCTCAAGGCAATGAGGCACGGATTGAGTCACAACAACAAATTGCACAGTTGCGTGCGGATGTGGCACGTGAAAGAATCAATACGCCAAGTAAACTTTAGGAGATAAATATGGCACGCTCAATGGCTCGTGATAAAAAAGTTCTACGCAACCTAGATGATGAAATTTACCGTATTGCACCTAAAACCTACGCCAAAGGCGCGGAAGGAAAGGACGCACGCGAAGAATATGGACGAATTAACCGCGAAAAGCGTTTTGAAAAGAACCAAATGAACAGAATGGCAACAGGCGGCGCGGTTAAAAGCAAGAAAATGAGAACTGTACAGGCTCGTGGTGGTGGCATAGCCAAAAGAGGCAACGGCCCCACGTATTTGTGTTAATGGAGAATAAGAATGCCTTTAAAACGGGGTTCTAGTCAAAAAACCATCTCAAGTAACATTAGAACAGAGATGCAGGCAGGAAAGCCGCGCAATCAAGCGATGGCGATTGCGCTTAGTACTGCCAAAAGAACTAAAAAACCTAAAAAAGCAGCCAAAGGTGGTTCAATTACCGCCAAAGGCTCTTCCAAAAAAAGCACAGGTGGCCGCACGGCTAAAAAGCCTGCTAGAATAGTAAAAAAACGTGATGGGAATAACCCAGTAAAGATTTATTAAGCAAGCCCCCAGACAGTGGCTATTAACCGTCTGCTCTCATGGAAAAACGACCATGCTAGAATTCGCTGAAAGCGTATTGAACGACATTAGAAAATTACAGGCAGACTCCGAGGCCATTGTATTAAATGGCACATTGAAAGATATGGAGCGCTACCGTTTTCTTATGGGCCGTCTGGAAGGTATAAAGCTTGTGGATCAAATTATCCGAGATAGAGCGGGTAAACATTCAGAAGATTTTTAAACCCCAGAGAAAGCCTATGAAAGTTGAAAAGAAACTAACTCCTCTTGAAGAGAAGTGGGAAGAAGAAAAGTTGGCTGATGCCAATAAGAAACTCACTCTCGACGATGCGTACACCGATGAAGGCAAAGTCCACCATAAAGGCTTGGCCGATTCTATTCTTGACCTTATCCCTCAACCTACTGGCTGGCGTATTGCCATTCTTCCTTATCGTGGAGCAAAAACTACTAAAGGCGGGATTGTGTTAGCGGATGAAACGCGCCAGCGCACTCAATTAGCTACTAATGTTGGCTATGTCCTCAAAGTAGGCGCTTTGGCCTATGCTGATGAATCTAAGTTTCCTGCGGGGCCTTGGTGTAACACAGGGGATTGGGTAATTTTTGGAAGATACGCAGGCTCTCGTATTCAGATTGATGGTGGCGAGATTCGTTTATTAAATGATGATGAAGTTTTGGGGTTGGTAAATGACCCTGATGACATTCTACACATGTGAAAGAGGATAAATCGATGGCTGAACCATTAAATCAGGAATTAGAATTCGACGTTGGCGAAGACGACCAAGAAGAAACCACTGTTGAAATGAACGAGGATGGTACGGACGCGCAGGTGGCGACCGAAGAAGAAATAGTAGTTGAAGAAACTAAAAAAGGAGATGCTCCACAAACAGAAGAGTTAGAAAAATATTCTGGGAAAGTAAAAAAACGTATTGATAAGCTAACCGCGCGCTTGCGAGAAACGCAGCGGCGTGAAGAAGCGGCGGTCGCTTTTGCTAAAAACGTGCAGATGGAAAATCAGACGCTTCAACAGAAGCATCATAAAACGGATGGTGAACGGTTACACGAAGCACAAGGGCGCATTACTTCTCACGCTCTGGCCTTGAAACAAGTAATTAAAAAGGCAAGAGAAGAGGGGGATATAGACACGGAAACTGAGGCCCAACAGCGGTTAACAGCCGCCATGATGGAGCAACAACGGGTTCAAGAGTCAACGGCACGCCGCCAACAACAACCCCAGATACAACCCACAGCTCCTGTGGCCCCTCCTTCTCCACCACCCCAATCCGACCTTAAAGCAGAGGAATGGGCTGAAGGAAATGAATGGTTTGGAACGAATACTGTGATGACCCATGCAGTTCGGGGCATTCATATAGACCTAGTTCAAAAAGAAGGGTTTGACCCTAGTACAGATGAGTACTATGATGAGATAGACCGTAGAATTCGGGGGATATTTCCTAATGAATTTGAACCCACGCCTACGCAACCCAACAACAGGAAGCGCCGACCCGTGCAGCCGGTAGCTCCTGCAACCCGATCTTCGGGTGTCAACAACTCAGCACGCCGCACTGTGAGGTTAAGTCCAAGTCAGGTTGCGATTGCGAAAAGAATAGGGGTTCCCCTTGAAGAATATGCTAAACATGTTAAGGAGTAACAGATGACCGAAGCTACTGATGTGCCAAAATTAAAACGCAGTGCTCGTGATAGCGAAACACGAGAAACCACTGCGCGCCGTAAAGCTTGGGCTCCTCCTTCACGACTCGACGCTCCTCCTCCCCCTCCGGGCTTTAAGCATCGGTGGATTAGGACCGAATCCGGCGGGATAGATGATCGCGTAAATGTGGCAGCGAAACTCCGTGAGGGGTACGAACTGGTACGCGCGGACGAATATCCTGACTTTGACTCTGGTGTTCAAGAAGATGGCAAACATGCAGGCGTGATTAGCGTCGGCGGATTGGTATTAGCAAGAATTCCAGAAGAGACTGCGAAGGAACGTCAAGAATACTACACTTCAAGAACCCATGACCAAATCAAGGCTGCTGACAATGACTTGTTGAAGTCGAATGCGAATTCGTCTATGAAAATCAACGCGCCAGAACGGCAATCTAAAGTAAGCATTGGTGGCCCTCGCGGCGCTGGCGCTGAATAACTTAATTAAAGGACAAATATCATGGCTAATGTTGATAAGCCCTTTGGGCTTCGTCCGCTCGGTAATCTTGCTGGCACTGGTGGTCAAAAACAGTACGGTTATCAAATTGCGGACAACCAAGCAGGAGCTATTTTCCAAGGTGATTTAGTTACTTTGAAAGATGGCTACATTCTCCAGTTCAACCCGGCTTCTCATACGGCTGCGGTAGGCGTGTTTAACGGTTGTTTTTACAACGACCCAACCACACAAAAACCGACTTGGAAGAACTACTACCCCGGTTCGATTAACATCACTCAAGGCACAATTGTGGCCGAGGTGCTTGATGATCCAAGCCAAATGTTTATTATCCAAAACGACGGCACTTCAGCTCAAGCCAATTATGGCAAGAACGCTGATATTGTTGTGGGCACTGGTAACACCGTTACTGGCCTTTCGGCTAACGAGATAAACACAGGAACTATCGCTACAACAGCAGCTTTAAATCTTAAACTGATTGGACTTTGGGATGTTCCCAATAACGCCATTGGTTTAAATGCTGTAGTGGTAGTTAAAATTAACGAGCATCTCTACGGCTCTTCCGGCGTAATAGGCCAATAGGAGAATAGATCATGGCTATTTCAAGAGCCCAATTAGTAAAAGAGTTGGAGCCGGGTCTAAACGCTTTGTTTGGTCTGGAATACAACACGTATGACCAAGAGCACACTGAAATCTATGAAGTCGAGTCTTCGGACCGCGCCTTTGAAGAAGAAGTAATGCTTTCTGGTTTTGGTGAAGCACCTGTTAAGTCTGAAGGCTCTGGCGTTGCATACGACCAAGCGCAAGAAGTCTATACAGCTCGTTATACCAACGAAACGGTAGCGCTTGCTTTCTCCTTAACAGAAGAAGCGGTCGAAGATAATTTGTATGACAAGTTATCTGCGCGCTATACCAAAGCCCTTGCACGTTCAATGGCTACCACTAAGCAGATTAAAGGAGCGGCTATTTTAAATGGCGCGTTCACTACATCACTTGGCGGCGATGGAGCCTTTTTGTGTGCACTCAATCACCCTACTCTTAATGGTCCTGACCTTAAGAATAAGTTGACTGTTGCGGCAGACCTTACCGAAACTTCCCTTGAGCAAGCTCTGATTGACATCGCTGCGTTTACCGACGAGCGTGGTCTTAAGATTGCAGTTCAAGGAAATAGGCTGATTGTTCCTAAAGAGCTTCAGTTCACGGCGGATCGCATCTTGAAGTCTACTCTGCGGGTTGGAACAGCAGATAATGACATCAACGCTATTCGTAACATGGGTATGGTTCCACAAGGGTATGCGGTAAATCACTACCTCACAGACCCTGACGCTTGGTTCGTCATTACAGATGCGCCAAACGGTATGAAGATGTTTAACCGTGTTTCTCTTTCAACTGGTTTTGAAGGCGAATTCAACACAGGTAACGTCCGATACAAGGCTCGTGAGCGCTATAGCTTTGGCTTTAGTGATCCACGGGGTATTTTTGGATCACCCGGCACTCCATAAAAAGAGAACGGGTAAGGAAAAAGGAAGCTTCGGCTTCCTTTTTTTATGGGTTAATTAAATTGACACACCTTTCTTTTACAGCTACTTTAAAAAGGCTTTAATCCCTTAAGAATCTTAGCCCGTAGTGATGCGGGCTTTTTTTGTGGATAAAAGGGGGAAGTGGTATATACTTAATTCAATCCGGGGCTAACCCGCGCTTCTGACCGCCCCCGGCGGACGACATGCAGACAGAGCGCTAAAACTCGCATGTGAGGAATCTCAAATGGCTAAGACCACATTTTCAGGTCCAGTAATATCGTTATCAGGCTTTGTACCGCGCGGATATAAAAACCAAGTTGTTCTAACAGGGACGGCCAATACTCTTTCTGTTTTACCCTATGTAAACAGCACCACAGGTGCTCAAATAACGGGAAATGCAGGTAAAATGAACCTGTTTAACGACACTTTGGCCGGAGGAGCAGGCACAATTACTTTACCTGCTTTAAAAGACACCACCCCGGAAGACCCGACAAGTCCTGACCAACAAAACGATTTTGGGGCAGTCATATCTCTTTATTTAGCTCAAGATTTAGCTAATGATCTAGTAATAAGCTCTGCCGCAGGCGATGTACTGACAGGTACTGCTTTAATGATAGGAGCAGCAGGAGCTGTAACAGGTTTTTCTGCCAATGCTGGCGCAAGCAACAACACTATTACGCTGAATGGGTCCACTAAAGGTGGTCTTATAGATACGGAAATTCATATCATGGCAGTGAGTGCCAATACTTGGTACATCAATATGGTCGGAATGGGTTCAGGAACTACTTTAACTCCTTTTAGTACCGTATAAACTTTAACTTAACGAGGAAAGATCATGGCTAATAATCTAGGACTTTGGGGAGTTCCCCTTCCAGCAGATAAAGACAAAGCAGCCCCTAAAAAGACACCAGCAAAAAAGAAAGCTGCTAAATAGTCTTTATAGGAGGCGACTATGAGTGCAAGTAATATTTCAGCGGTAACTAAAAGCGCGTCGGCAGCAGCGGTTTCTGGTCGATCTCGGTTGATGGGGGTTTATTTTGTAAACCTTGTAACAAGTGGATCGAACACGCAGGGCTCCGTAAATATTAGGAATGGGGCGACTGTTGGTGACACTATTCTTTTTACATTAAATGCTTCGACAGCGGCGGCTGGAACAAGCATAGATATACCGGACGGGGGAATGGTTTTTAGCGGCGGAATGTATATTGATATTCCTACCCTAACTCCCACGAACTCTATAACTCACGTGACCTTGTTGTTTGAAGGCGGGGCGGCAGCGTAATGGCGACTGATAAAAATTGGATTCAGAAAGCCATTAAAAACCCCGGTGCGTTACGAAAAAAAGCTGGGGTAAAGGCTGGTAAAAAAATATCCGGTAAAGAGTTGACTAAACTGTCTAAGTCTAAAAATCCAACGACAAGGAAACAAGCGAATCTTGCTAAAACCCTTAAGAAAATGAAGATAGGCGGGATAATTAAGAAGGGCTCCCATCGAATGCCTGACGGCACAATCATGAAAGACTCGGCACATAAAGCTCGATCCAAAAGGAGTAAGTAACATGGCAGGACGTGGAATGGGAGCCGCCACCCAAGGCGGAGGGGCAGTAAGAAGTGGCCCTAGAAATAAGGTGCTAAAAACTAGAAACAAAACTACTGGCATCCCCATGTATAAGGATGGTGGAGCTGTAAAGAAAAAGGCTAAGTAGGAATGGGGTCTTCAGGAACAACAGATTTTAACCTTTCCATCGACGAAGTTGTTGAAGAAGCGTTTGAGCGTTGTGGTATGCAAATGACGGCTGGCTATCAGCTTAAGTCTGCCACCCGCTCTTTAAACCTGTTGTTTTTGGATTGGGCGAACAGGGGTCTAAACCTGTGGACGATTGAGTCGGCAACTCATGCTTTGGTAAAAGGAGATAAAGAAGTAGCTCCCGGCGCAGATACAGTAAACGTGCTTTCTGCTGTTATCCGCGAAACAACCAATGGGCAACAACAAGACGTAAGTATTTCGAGAATTAGTCGATCTGAATATTTAAACGTGCCCAACAAGCTAAGTGAAGCACGACCCACTCAATACTATGTTCAACGCACAATCACGCCTACGATTTTTTTGTGGCCTGCGGCAGACAAAGCCTACACGCTGGTCTATTACCGAATTAAACGCATAGAAGATGCTGGCGCATACACCAATACTACCGATGTAAATTTTAGGTTTTTGCCTTGTTTGGCATCGGGGCTTGCGTACATGCTCTCATTAAAATATGCGGCAGATCGCACCGCGCCGCTGAAACAAATTTACGAAGAAGATTTCCTGCGGGCAGCTAACGAAGATAGGGACACCGCCAGCGTTCATTTTGTTCCAAGCGTGGGGCAATAAATGGCTTACGCAACTGGAAGATACGCCGTAGCAATATGTGATTATTGCGGGTTTCAGTATCCTTATCAGGAACTTAGGAAAAACTGGAAAGGATTTATGGTCTGTCCACAAGACTATGAACCTAAGTCTCCGCAAATAGAACCTTTAAATTATCGGGGAGATTCCATAGCTCTGCAGAATCCTCGAACGGACAGAATAGAGCCTTTTGTTGTGTTTGTGGGACTGCCGGGAGACTCAGGTTTTCAAAGCAAAGGTAGCGCAGCCGACACAGTAAACATGCAACCTTTTCCTACCCAAAGGCCGGTTGAAGGGGTGGGTTATGTGGGCACAGTAACGATAGTGGTGACGTAAATGACGTATGACGAACTGCTTACAAATATTAGAAATTACACCGAAGTCGGGAGTAATGTTTTTACCGATGCAGTGATAAACACTTTTATCACGATGGCTGAAAATCGCATTTTACGTGACGTGGATTTAGACGTGTTCAGGCTTGAAGCTACGGGCACAACGACAAAAGGAAACAGGTTTTTAACGGCTCCCACCACGATTCTTACACATCGCTATTTGATGACAACAATAGCAGGGGTGCAGACTTTCCTAGAGTTTAGGGACACTTCTTTTTTAAAGGAGTATTGGTCGGATTATTCGATAGAAGGTGTACCAAAATATTATGCCGTCTGGGACCAAGATACTTTCTACTTAGCTCCAACACCCAATGATAATATTGCTGTGCAGATGGGTTATATAAGTAGGCCCGCGCAGCTTTCCCCAACAACTCCAACAACGTGGATAAGCACTAATGCGCCGGAAGTCATGTTGTATGCCACTTTAATTCAGGCATACAGCTACACTAAAGGGCCAACAGAGATGCTTCAATATTTTGAAGGAAGCTATAAGCAGGCTATTCAAGGTCTTGGAATTGAGCAACAGGGTCGTCGCAGAAGAGACGAATACAGAGACGGTATTATTAGGATACCACTTAGGTCGGAGTCACCCGGACCATGATGAGCACAGCAGGCGGAATGGAAGTAGGAATAGTAAAAGTAGGTACTATATCGGGACGGGGTTTTACCCCTGAAGAAATAGCGGAGCAAGCGCTCGATCAAATTATCTCAATAGGTAATAACTCGCACCCTGTTATTCAGGCGCAAGCAGAAGCTTTTAGAACAGAGATTAGAGGCGTATTAGTTGCATATTTAAAACAAGCTGTGGTGTCGCACAACACCACATTAACCAACCGTTTTCGGGATGCAGGGCATCCAGAATTAGTAAAACTACTAGAGGTATAAGATGGCTATCACAATTAACACGGCAATGCCCACATCGTTCAAAGTAGAGCTTTTGAAAGGTTTGCATAATTTTACGGCGGGGAGCACTAGATTTAAGATGGCTCTTTTTGTGGCTACCGCTTCAGGCAGTGGAACCTATGGCGCTGCGACTACTAATTATTCTGATATGGGCGCAGATGAGCTTACCACTGCTACGGGATACACCAGACCGGGCCAGTTGCTAACGTCCGTTACACCTACGGCTGATGGAACCACGGCAATTTTAAACTTTTCTAACGAAACGTGGGGATCGTCTACTTTCACAACGTCTGGAGGGCTTATCTACGACACGGGAGATTCTGATTCTGCCTGTGCGGTATTAAGTTTTGGTGGGGATCAGGCGGTAAGTTCTGGTGACTTCCAAATTCAATTTCCAGCAGCGGCAGCAGCTACAGCTATTATTCGTATAGCGTAACGGGAGTTAACCGTGAGCGCATGGGGCAACCTTCCGTGGGGCTACAACGGCTGGGGCGGTATAGCAGCTAAGATAGTATACCTCGGACCCGTCTGGGGCGAGCGCGGTTGGGGCGAAGGAGCGTGGGGAGATAACAGTGTCTCTGTAGTAGGAACCGGCGCTATTGGGTCGGTTGGCTTTGCCTACGGAAACATAACGATTCCCACGGGAGTACAGGGTACAGGTGCAGTAGGCACTGTTGTAACGAATTACAGCAACGTCACTATTCCAACGGGGGTAGAAGGCACTGGCGCAATAGGCACGATAAGCAATGTTTCAAGTTTTGTGCTTACTGGAGTCCAAGGCGTAGGACTAATAAACAGTGTCAGTACTAACACCAGTGATTCCATTGTACCAAACGGGGTAGTAGCAACAGGCGCAATAGGCACAGTTACTTTTAGTGTTGGTACAGTAGTACAAGTTACCGGAGTAGTAGCAACAGGGGCAATAGGCACAGTAACCCCAGCTTATAACTGGATTGTTTATCCCACAGGAGTGGCCGGAACTGGCTCGATAGGGACAGTAACGGCGGTCCCTACTGCTACCGTGACGGGAGTGGCCGGAACCGGAGCAGTAGGCACGGTAACAAACACAAGAAGTGCAAATGTTTACCCGATAGGGGTAGTAGGCACAGGTGAAATTGGTACAATATTAATCCGAGGATGGTCCATTGTGCCGGACGCTCAAGACCCAAATTGGGTTATCATTGATCCAGACATAGCAGCATAGGAAACAATTATGGCAACTTATGTAAATAATTTAAGATTAAAAGAGATCGCCACGGGCGACGAGAGTGGTACATGGGGCACATCGACAAACACCAATTTGGAGCTTATTGGTCAGGGTCTAGGGTACGGTACTAAGGCTTTTGCTGCCGACACTAACGAAACATTTACAATGCCCGATGCCACTACAGATGGTACTCGCGCGCTGTATCTTAAGTTCACTTCAGGCGTGTCTTTAACTGGGACACGTACAGCTACGATTGGTCCTAACACGGTTTCCAAGGTGTGGATGGTTGAGAACGCCACGAGTGGAAGTCAGTCAATCATTATCAAGCAGGGTGCGGGCGCTGAAGTTACGATAGCCACAGGTGAAAAGACTTGGCTATACACTGACGGAGCTGGCGCTGGAGCAGCAGTTGTTTTGGCTAACCCTACGGAAACAGGTACAGGAACGGTAACTTCTGTTCAAGTGGGGGGTGGCACAACAGGACTGACTTACTCCGGTGGCCCAATTACCACTAGCGGCACAATCACAACGGCCGGAACTTTGGTTATCGCAAACGGTGGAACAGGCTCCACTTCCACTACTTATTGCAGTCTTACGGCCAATGTTTCAGGCACTCTCCCAGTAGCCAACGGTGGTACAAACGCAACCACAGTCAATGCAGCACGACAGTCTATTGCTTTACCTGCTACAG